ATCATTCCTATAAACTCTTGTTTTTCTTTCTGCACTTCTGACCATTTACATACTTGCATTTTATCTTCTTTTACATAAGTAATAAATGGATCATCTAAACGGTGATAACCATATAATTTATTTTTTATACCTACATCAGTATCTAATAAATTAGATCTAGGGGCAACAGAAACTTCAATTTTTTGATCCATGCATTTAGCTAACCAAAATTCACAACAAGCCCTTCCCGCTTCGGCAAAGTGCATATTTCCTTTGTAAGTAAAGTCTACACCGAACACAGTTAAATGACTTACCTTATTCCAAAGCGCAAACGCTATTGCGTAGGCAACGGTGTTGCTGAGATACGCGCACCCTAAATCGGCAACTAAAGCTTTTAATGGAAACTCTTCCGCAGCAGAAACTCTTTCGTCTACTTCGCAAGTATAAATAGGGTATTGTATTTGAGGTAAACGATTTCTCATCATTGGGGTCATTGTTCCTGCGTCTTCTGTGTCTAAAAACCGACTCATAGGGTCCAGGATAAAAGCTCGGTCTACGTCGGGTAAAACACCCACCATAGCATTGACCGCCCAAACTTCATCAAAAGTTAAACTATGTGTTCTAGCTAAATGATAATCAATCTGACTTTGACCCATAGCTACTAAAGCTATGTTTTTCCCCTCTAATTCTGGTATAGGTTCTTTTAACATTTAATAAATATCCCCATACCTGTATTCGTCTTTGCTTCCTAGAACTTCTACTCTGTTTTTTAAACTAGATAAACCACTGGCAAAACGACCTTCAAACATTTGAGTTTCATTGGCGTCTAGTTTTAAAAATATTGCAGCTTCTGCCAAAGCCCCGTAAAATAATGTGTCACTAGCGTTAGACCCAAGCCAACTTTCCCCACTTGAGGTTGCTGTAATTGATTGAGGGTTGTAAACGTAATGTAGTTCAAACTCAAAATTAGTGCTGGGGGCTGGTGCTAGTATAAAAGTGTTGTCATCAAAAAGTGCATAATATAGTGGATTACCTGATGTTGTTTTACTTGGTGTATAGTCTCTTATGTAAGAGACATCTTTTAAAAGTAGATAACTGTAATCCCCACTGCCATCAATAAGAGCTAAACTTAATGGTGTAAGAAAGTCACTAGGCATCTCTAGATAAGAAACAGGAACATCATTTGTAGGGGCTGTTGCTGTTCCTGTTACATTTTTACGGAAAACAGGTATTTGTACATTTTGTAAAATTCTTTGTTCTGCCTCTTGTATAAAAATAGGAAGATTAGACACAAAAGTTGAATCGGCACTTTCAACATACTCTTGAATAGCAGTTTTTAATGTTGTGTATGTCCACTTCATGATGCTGTCACTGTTAATGTTCCTGTTTCACCTGTCATTTTGAAAGGGTCTCCAACAACTACATTTGGAAACATTGTTCCAATAACTTCTGGTATTGTGTTGTATGGTCCAACTTGTGTTGCGTTATTGTCTGAGTCGTACGTGTTTAATGGACCGTAAGTTGTTATTGTGCCTAACCCAACTTCTTCATCGACATTAGGTCTGGGGTTCCAAAGTGCTTCCGCATCCAAAACTCTTGGTACTGGGTCTAATTGTGGAGCTTTAGGGTCATAACATTCTGGACAGACTTTTAAATCATTCCATTGTTTTCTTAAATCTAAATAAGGATAAGCCCACCCGCATACATCACATATTGCTTGAGCATACGTGCCTTTAACATACGCCATTAATAACTTCTCCTAGGAACTAAGTGTAGGCTGTTTCTCCCTGTGTCTCCTGCTACTGCCCTTGCGAAATCTTCCTCATATAGTGGTTTCAATATTTGAATTCTTTCAGGGTTCTTTTTAAGAGCTAAATAGAAAGCCAGCCCTGAGACCATACAAGCAATAAAACGACTAGGTACATCGGGGTCATTGACAGATGCATTGATATCATCTATTCTTTGTATTCTGTTAGAAAGAAAAATATCTGTTGAATTATCTGGTGCTGGCCAAACATATAAAACAGGAGTTGACTGTCTGTCTAAAAAATATTCTGTTGGTCTAGCTTTAGTTGCTTTAGTAGGGATGTTTAAATACTCATCTCTTCCCACACTACTTAATTGAAAGTCTGTAACTGTTGTGCCAACAGTTCTTCTAATAACCGCATCAATTATATCTATATCATAACTGTTTAATGTGTAGTTATTTTGTCCTTCTATCATTGTCAAAGGGACTTGAGCGATAGTCCAAACATTAACACCTCTGTTAGCCCAATCACTAAACATGATATTTAGTGAGCGACGGGCTGTTACTGCGTCATATCCTGTACGCAACTCCAGCCCTGCCAACTCATACGCTTCTTCCATGACAGCTGCAGTATCAAGACTAAATGTTTTAGTGCCTGATGTAGCCATTTGTTAAGACCCTTGAGCTTCGTAATACTTTAAAAATTCTGCCCAAACAGTATATTCATTTCCTGCATCCGAAGTTGAAGGGATTACTAACTTTACATCTCCAGTATATCCACTTGCTTCTGTGTTTTTCAATCCACCAAAAGAACTAAAATCGAATGTATTGTCGTACCCTAAAGTTAAAAATGTAACATCAGTTGTAGCAACCCAATCAAGTGAAGCTGGAGCATCAGGTGCTCCAGTTACACTATACCAGATTTTATTTAAAGCTACATGGGCACAAGACTCCCCTTCGGGATTAGTCCCTAAAGCAGAAACATCTGCTAAAGTTGTGCTGCTGGCACTTCCGTCTGAAAGCACTGAGCAATACACAATTAACTTTTTATCTCCGTCAAACTGATTAGTTGGACCTGTGACTGTATTAGCCATAAATTACCCCTACTTATATATTAAGTTTAATTAATGAGTAATCAGTAGTTACATCAACCAACATACACGTACCAACGATATCTAAAATGTCGCTTGTTGCGGGGGCTACAGCACCAGCAACGCCTGCTGATCTCACTACGTTATGCCCAAGCACTATAGTTCCTGCTGTCAATACTGCTGCTGGTCCATAAGTTTGGAACCAACCGTAAGCACTGGCTGCCATGTCAACAACAGGGACACCCATTGCTGCGCCCGTTTCTGCTGCCGGAGCAACTAGAACGGCAGACCAAGGGTCTGCTATTAATGAAACTTTAGATGAAGTTGCTACTGCTGTAGCTAAAGCATCATGGGTTGTTATAACAACTGAAGGATCAGATGAGTGATCGTGAGCTGGGTTAGAAGCAATTTTCATACATTGTCCTTCGCCTGCACCATCATTAACATAAAGATAACCGTCTTTATACTGGTTAGCTGTTAAGTCAGTTCCTGCTGTTTCTATTGAAATCTCATACTCACCCGCAGCAACTGCTGCTGTAGGGGCTAAGTCTTGGTGATCTGCTTTAGTTCCAACGGCTGTTTGAACAAGTTTTCCTGCTGTTAATGCAACACCGCCTGCTAAACCGTATCTAAATACTCTATCACCGTAGTATAAAACTGATCCTAAAGGAATATCATTTCCTAAAGAATCGGTTACTGAAGTAGTACCACTTGCAAAAGGGTTAATAATTGAGTCTGGATTTGATCCTTTACCTGTAAAAAAATCGGTAGGTGCAAAACCTAGTATTGAACTTGTTCCAGTTGTGCTACCAATTTGGTACGCTCCACCTTCTTTAGTTCCGTAAGTAGTCTCTGCTCCTGTTGAGGAATTAACTCGATAAGTTATAAATCCGTTTTTGGACCTGACTGGTCCGCTAAAACTTGAATTCGCCATAATCTTTTCTCCTGAAAAAATAAGTCTTATCGTCTCGGCTTGTCTGCTAGGTCAGTCGATAAAACAAATATAATTATCCTAGTAATTCTACTATATCAGAAAAAATGGGGGTGTGTAAATAAAGTGGGCGGGTTGAGTAAGAAACCCCCGCCCGGGTTCCATTTAAGATAAGTTAAACTTATGCTCCAGGGCTACCAAATACTGCTCGTGGGTCGGACCAACCGAACGAGTATCTTTCTCTAGCCTTATAGCGAACATTCCCTGTATCAAAATCAGCTTCCATTGAAGTTCTGATTGGCGAACGATTAAACATTTTAAATCCGTTCGGACAATCAGTCTTAATGAACCATGCGTCAGTGTCGGTGAGGTAATGATTCACAGTGTAACCTTCTGGGACCATGCCCATGTTACGCATTGCGTTTATATCATTATCTGCGGTTCCGACTCTGCCTGGTGTTTCCAACAATCTGTCAGCAGTGAACTGTAGCTCTTTAGGAATGATCAATTTCGTTCCTTGTAGTGCTACTTTTAAACCACGCTCGTCAGTGTAAGCTGCAATATCAATCAACGCTTGTTCTAATGAAGTTTCGCTTAGATCCGATGCGGTAGAAAGTTCATTACGCAAATTAGGTCCACCCACAGTTGGGTGATCCGTTGCGCAAAGCTCTTTACCGTCGCCTCCGACGTAACTTGATGAGAATGCATTGTTTAATACTGAAGCCGCTTTGACTTGCTTGGTGTTCGACATGCTACGAGCAAGCGCGCGAGTGTATCTAGCCGACAATCTGTCGTATAAATTATCCTCGACCGCTTCTTCGGTGATGCTGAAAGCCAGTGCTATAGTTTCGTGAGAGTAGCGCGATGTGAAGGCCTCTTGAGCCGAATCAAATGCTACGCCTGCCCCTTCTGATTTAACGGGTGCTGCGTCAAAACCTGTCAACATTACTTCTTCTTCAAAAGCACGATCACTAGATTCGGTTTCATAAATTTCTTCATGTTCCCTATCATAACGATCATATTCGAGTCCGAATAATGCATTAAGTCCTGGAAGCAATTCTTTAACTAATTGTGCTCTACTAATAGCCATCTAAATTACTCCTTAAGTTCCTGCAACAGGACCTCTATAAGCATGTTCGTTAATTTGTACTACCAAATTAGCGTTATTGCTTCCGAGATCTCCGTTTGAATCATCTTGGACAACTCCTACTATTTTAAGCTGAAGTGCTTGAGTAGTTGCTATGGTGCTAGAGTCTAGTTCGCGAGTGGAGACGCCAGTTGTTGAACTTCCACCTATGCCGTCTGTGTCAGCATTTCTGCCAATACATGTTACAGCCGAAGCACCATCCGCTTGAACAACAAACAATTGATTAGGATCGTCATAGACATATACGTCTATAGCTCCGCCACCAAGTGCCGTTGTATCTGCTGGATAGTAATTCTTATAGGTAGGAGTACCGTCAGTAGCAACATAATATACATGTGAAAACACACCAACATTGTTAGCAGAACCAACTGCTGACCTGTTAATGTATCCACCTGCAAATATGACTAAATCGCCTTGATATATGGCGGTATCATATCCCGAAGGACTGATACTATATTTATTTGCTTGCTGAACGGCTGAACCGACATTAAGTCCCTTATAGGGTCTTAGGCCAAAGGCCTTGTCTACATTTGCCATTTTATTTCTCTATTTCCAAGAATTATTATAAAGGACTCTTAGTTCTTTGAACTTTGAGTCCCACCAATTGTTACGCGAGATTGTCTATCGGGTCTATTGATAGACATACTGGGATGAGTTCCTTCTTTCATCATGTCGTTATCTACAGCATCCATCTGGTTCTGCGTTTTACTCGCAAAATACTCAGATCTCTCCTGTATAGTCTCGACAGGGATTCTACAAAGAATCAATCCACCAACTCCTATCACTCCTGAGAACTTACCTTCATCAACGGTAGGAGAATCAAAGTCTGGGTATTCATCTGCTTTCACAGGGACCCATCCTTCACGAAGTCTAGCCATGACGTTTTTGGAATCGTCTTGACCTCTAACTTCCATTCTTACCCATCTATGAGCGTATCCATCAGGTGGTGTAGGTGCGTCCAAAGCGGACGGTGGAGCCCAAGGTTTGCGTGAGGATTTCTTCTCACGAGTCTGGGCTTCGCGTGGTTCTCGACTTTCGTCTTTATTATCTTTATTTGTCATGTTAACTCCACGTTATTCAACATATTTCGCGTACTCTTCTAAAGGCACACCCAATTTATTTGCTATTGCAACCTGTGAAGGTGTGAGTCTCACAGTTTTGCGCCCAGCTTTAGCACTGCGTTTAGCAGGGGCTACCGCCTGAGCGGGTCGGTTCGTTTGCGTGATTTCTCTGTCAAATTTGTCAGGGAAGTCATCACGAATTCTTTTATTAACTTCACTATAGTACTCATTACTTGTGGCGTCAAACCCTTCGTTCATGAGATCTTGGTGAATTACAAAAGAAGTCATAGTCATAGCACGGTCATTCCCAAACCAAGGATTGTCTTCCGCCCAAGATTGAGCTTTAGGATCCGGTTCAGGTTGTGGTGCAGGCTGCTGTTGAACTTCTTGATTAAACTGTTGTGGTGCTGCGACCTGTCCAGTTTTGGCAGATCTTTCTTGATTCAAGGCTTGTACACGTTGAGCCTCGACCGCAAGGGCAGCTAGTTTTTGTTGTGCATTCGTTTGTGTGTCTACGTCGGCTTCTTCATTCGCTTTTCTTAGTATGTTCTTCGTTGCTTCGGTTTCGGCAGTAATTCTATTTGCTTCTGCAATTATATAATTACCATCGAGATTCGTTTTTTGTTCTTGTAAAGTTTTATTTTCGGTTTGTACGTTTTTAGCGTACGAGGTAGCGGCTTTCTCACGACGTTCTGATTCACGAAGTTTAGCTGTAAGTTTGTCAATACGTTTCTTGACTCCTTTACTGTACTCTTCATGTTCACTTTCGTCTGTGGCTGCTTCTACTTCTTCTACAATTTCCTCTGCTGCACCATCATCCAACAACGGCTTGTCAGGCTGTTTGGGTGTGATAGGTAAAGCAGGATCTTCGTCTATTTCTATATCTACTTCAGGACCTGTATCATCTAACTGTACAAGTTCTTCCGAGGATCTTTTATTAAGGTCAGGCATGGTTCTTCTCCATGGTTATTAAAATTGATGCATAATTGCTTCTGGGTCAGGTACTGTAGCGATAATTTCATCATCGTTCAGTAGCTTTATTTCTCCGCCCTGTATCTGTATACGGGAGCCTGAGTATCTTCCTATCAATACCCAATCTCCTGGTTTACACCAAGGACCATCAGAAAATCTTTCTCCGTCGTACGCTTGTGCTCCGACTTTTAATACATAGCCTAAAACAGTTCCAGCTTGTTGCCTTTCCATTGTTTCACTTGTAAGAACAATACCTCCTTCGGTTTGTCCTTGGCCCCTGTACGGTAATATCATAATTCTCCACCCAGTAGGTGAAGGTAATTGGTCGAGTAATTCTGAGTCTAACTTTTCTGGATTAAGCGTCGTTGCGTCGCCTTTCTTCTTTCCCGAATCGTACGCTTTTTGAAGAGGGGCTTTTTCCTCTTCTTTTTTCTTCCATTCTTCTTCCATGGCTAAATTGCTTGGATTAGGCGTCATGCATTATCTCCTGATTTTTTAATAAAGTTTTTACTTCTTCGCGGATGTAATTAAGCGCCGTTATTTGCCCAGTAAGATTTCTATAATGTTCCCAATCTTTTACTTCACTGTTGGTCATTATTTCTTGGATGTGCTGTTCTTTGGTATCTATGGCGCGCATTACAGCAGTCGCGAATTGTATTATGTCGATTTAGTGGTCCTCGGTGATTGATAGCCAGCGTTAAACATTTCCATTGCGGTTGGTTGATCTTGCGGTTGCTCAAAGTTTTGTAGCGGGGCTGGGACAGGAATACTTGTTATTCCACCCATATCTGGGGCTCCTGCCGGTCCGTATGGGTTGGATTGATATTGTCCGCTCATGTAAGGATTGTATCCCATAGCTGAGCCCCCTACTACATAATTCTGTGACATTTCGTTCATTTTTTGTTGCTCGGCGGCTTGAGCAGCGGCTTGAGCTTCAGCGGCTGTTGTTTGTTCTCCTTGCATCTGTGCAATAAGTTCTTGCAGTTGAGTCATGAAATCTGGCTCTTGTTCGCCAACGGGGGCATCAACCGCACCTCCGCCTGTTCCTGTTCCAGTGTCTGTTCCTGTTCCGCCCGTTCCAGTGTCTGTTCCTGTTCCGCCCGTTCCAGTACCTGTTCCGCCTGTCCCTTGCCCTACAAGAATATTGTCATAATATTCTTTGTTACCTTCGTAGCCTTCTTTAGAAGTACGCACCCAACCTGGAGGAACTGTGTAGCCTCCTGTTGAAGTCGTGTATGTTTGCCCTGTTGAAGGATTGTAATAAGCTACAGTAGCTTGCGTAACCATGGCGTCTGGTGGTGGGCGTATAAAACCTTCCCCGCTGTAATAGTTTTCTCCACCAAATCCAAAAGGATTTTTGTCCGTCGTCGGTTGACCACCGCCCACGGCAGCATCAACGGCTGCGGTTACTGGGTCAACAGTGGTTTCTTCTGTGTTACCCGCTGCTTGATTAACGGCTGCGGTTACTGGGTCTATTAGAGTTTCAGTTTGAGGTACATCAACGGTTACTTGCGGTTCACCATCATAAGGAAGACCAACTTTTTCTTGTGTATTGCCCGTTGCTTGATTAACGGCTGCGGTTACTGGATCCACTACAGTTTCGGTTTGAGCTGTTTCTTGTACGACTTCGGGCTCGCCTCCCATCTTGGCTATAGTAGCCATAATTTCTTCTTGGCTAGGAATAACGACAGTTCCACCGCCGGGCAGTGTGATTGTTTGCCCACTCATTTGAACAGGAGGTGAGTCCATTGTTGCTACGCCACTCGTTCCTAATGTTCCTAAATCCGCACTGGACGAAGCGCCCATGGTTGCGGGGGGAGGGGCTGCTGCCGTAGAACCACCGCCCACGGCAGTATTCACTGCTGCGGTTACTGGGTCCGCTACTATTTCTGGAGGTAGCTGTTGTACTATTTCTGGGGGTAGCTGAGGAATTACTTGAGCAATCACTTCTGGTGGTAATTGAGGTATTATTTCTGGGATTACTTCTGGGGGAAGCTGGGGTATTACTTGAGGTATTATTTCTGGTGGTAATTGAGCTATCGCTTGTTCTATTTGTTCTATTTCTGGAGGAGCCATAGTAGGAGCCATAGTAGGAGCTATTATTTCTTCTACTGGGGGTGCTGTTGTGGTTGCAGGTGCTGTTGTGGTTGCACCACCGCCCACGGCTGTTTCAACGGCT